GAAGTGAGAAAGTTTTGAACAGCTCTCGCTTTTGAAACACCCTTCAAATATTCTTTACTACCACCAGTTACGGTTGAATATCCTCCAGCTTGAGGTTTTCTACCGAAGAAAAGATCATATGCGATTCCACCAAGTATGTCTCCACCAATACCACCGATGATACTACCTATCAATGTTCCAATGGGGCCACCAAGGAAAGTACCCACACCACCTAATAATGCACCAAGTGCTAAACTTCCAATTCCCTTAAACACTGCTCTTCCCACCGGTTCTCCAAAAAGAAATACATCAAGTAAAACTCCAATCAAGTCACCAAGAATTGGAATAACTCCGATGCTTGCTTTGATTGATTGTTTGACAGATTGTTCAAGTGCCTCTCCACCAACATTAAATAATATTTTTGATAACCCTTTTTTACCTACGAGTTTTGATGCTTTGACTTTAGGTAATTTAGGTGCTTTCATTAATGGTTGATCACCAACAATCGCTCTTTTTAGCGGAGATCCCTCTGGTTTAAAATCTCTTATTCTAGTTCCAGTTTCTCTTTCGATTTGTTTTCTTAAATCAACATTCTCAAGTGCCTCTCTCTCTATGAGATCTAACTGATTCATGACATCTGGAATGTTTTTATTTAATCTTAAGTTCTGTGCATCAATATCCTCAAGACCAAAACTTTTTATTAATTTTTCAGTTGCTTCAATTTCACCGGGTTTTACTTTAAATTGAATTTTATCAGTTATAAGTCCTTGTCTATATTTGACTCCATCAGAACCAATAATTGTTTCAGCAGTTATTTTTTGTTTTGGTGCATATTTTTTTTGTATTATTTTTCTTTGTTGCAGAACGTCGGTTTCTGCCATTTGAAGAGGTTGCTGCGCTAATTTTTGTCTCTCTAATTTTTCAAATAAAGTTAATTGTGTTCCGGGTCTTACTTTAGGGGCGATGTCTGGTGCCACTGTTGTCTTCGCTACAGCTTTTGCTTCTACTGTTTTCGCTGCTCCACCAGTAAGTCTTCTAGCACCTGCACCAGCAAAAGGTGCAGAAAGAAGACCTGCTATTCTTCCCACAAAACCAGTAGCTGCTGGCACGATCGATTTCGTTATGACACCAATAATTTGTGTTATAATTTTTCCAGTAAATTTACCGAAATTACTTATAAATTTTGGAGCTACTTTAATTAAAGTTCTTGCAACATTAAACGTGCCCCTTATAATTGTTCCGAAAAACCTTGTAAATCTTACGATTGTTTTTAATAAAAAAGGAAGTCTTGGCAAAATTCCAAGTGTCAAACGACCAATGACTTTTAAAAAACCTGTAAGAACAAACTTAATAATATTACCTAATAAACTTTTAGGTTGCTTTTTTTTATTTGGATCTACATTAGCACTTTCATCATCTCTCTTTTCCTCAAGTTGTTGTTCCCTTTCCCTACGCATCTCATTTTCTTTTTGCTGCCGTTCTATACCCTCTCTTACTTTTGTCAATACCAACCTCTCCTTTAAAAGATTATCAATCTTGACAGCATCTCTTTTTACAATAGTCAAATCAACCAAAACCTTTCTTGACACAAGATTTCGATTAGCGGATACTCTTGAAAGTAATTTTGAAGAATCAATCATTTACTGCATCATCCCAAGTGTTTCCATTTTTTCTACGCTAGGAGAATTCAGAGATACGTCAATAATATCATTTCTAATATCTGTTGATTGATCAGGTTCTGGTATCGGTGGTAGATCTCCAAAATTAGGCAAGCTCGTTTTAGTGACTGAGTTAACGTCCATGGGTAGTAGATTAGGAACCGGATTTAAATTACCACTTGATATTGCAGCAGAGTTACCAGTCAACGTACCATCTGCTAATGGTTTTGGGAAAGCAAGATCTAATAACAAATCAAGGATTGGCAATCTCTTTGCAAATCCTGATACGGTTGTTCCAAACATTGTTCTAATTGGTCTTTCAATGATCTGTCTCGTCAACGGAGTGGGGCCAGTTTTCATCATTCTTGGCGTAAATGCCTTGAGTGGTCTTGCACCTTTAAATCCCTTTGCTCCTTCTTTAAATGCCTTATCTGTTCTTGTGATCTGTGAAAAATCATCTTTTATTAAATCCTTTAATTTCGCAGCGTTTTCATTCGGAAATCTTACGTTCCTTCCCTGATTATAAAAGTTCTTTAATTGAGAGAAACTTCTGTTTAATCTTTCAAAAAATGGCAAACCTAACACACCAACAACATCTTTCTTAACCACAAATTCACCGGGTGTTAACATCGCCGGAACAGTATCTTGATTTCCCATACCCGGAACAACACCACCTTGATTGAATCTTATTCTTGGCATTCTAAATCCTCTAGGTGCACCTCTAACACCACCAGTTAAAGTTATAGGGACTCTACCTTTTTTTGGTTGCATTATTGATCCGGCTCCGATCCCTTTTCCTCTTCCAGCACCAGCACCCAAGAATCCACCAGCACCACTGGTAAGTCCACCGACAATTCCTTGAACAGCTAAGACTGATGATATGAGTTTTAACGCTCCAAATAATGCTGGCAAGACTACCAAAGCTAATTTTCCAAGTTTAGTATCAAATACATTAAATACTGTTTGTATTACACCTGTAACAAAATTAAGTATTCCCCTGTTTCTTGGATTTGCTAAAAAATTTAATAAACCAATCAGAGCTTTTCCTAAAAATAATTTTACAATACCACCAAGAATTGCACTAAAAATATTTCTAACTGGTGATAAGGCTCGATCAAGTGTTTTTTGAATTGATCTACCAACCTTCTTATTAATTTCTAATTTTTTTTCTCTCTTTCTTCTTTTTTCATTCTCCAGTTCTCTTATTTCTCTGAGAAACTTCCTAGTCTCCAATTCATCTTGAGCTTGGAGAGTCTGTAATATAGAAGACATCGTTCTCTTGATGTCTGTCACACTTTCAATTACACCTTCACTTTCTTGATTTTTTGAAAGCGATGCTATCATTGCACCGGTTTGAAGTTGTTGTGTTTTAATTATATCTTTTAATATTGATATCTTTCTTGAATTAATTTGTATCGCATTCGCTAAACTCTCTATTCCTAAAAATTTTGACGCAGAAACTTTTCTTGTAGTCTCCCTTGGAGTTCTACCCATCCTTGTCATATTATTGAGAAAATTCTCATATGCTGGATTAGTCTCATCCATTCGCGTTTTGTTGATTCTCTTTTAGTTTTTCCTCTTCAAGATGAGATTGTAGAAGTCCAACATAAATGTCTCGTTCCCAAGGCATCATGTTTTCAATCTCAGTCAAACTATATTTATGGTACTGCATCATGGCAAAGTTTAATCTGAAGTAATTCTCCAGATTCATATGAACCATCGCTAGCCGAAAAAAGACGCTAAACCCTCAAGCACCACATCACTTTCAACTTTTGTTTTAGGATTCTTCACCTTCACAGTATGAGATAATTTAGGCATTGTTTCAAAAAACTTTTCAACTTCTTTGAATTGATTTGAATTCATTGAATCAAGAAAATCATTGATTTCTTTTTTTGAACAATCTGCTGCAACCCATACTTCATCTTCATTGTAAATTTTATTGATACATGATCCAATCAAATCAAATGATTGCTCCATTGCATTTGTACCAACTTCATTTGGATCAAAATTATTTTTAATAAATTCATTCAAAGATGGATATTTAAGTTCCATCATAAGGTTATTATCAAGTTTGATTTTATTTGAGTGTCCTTCAGGTTTATTAACTTGAATATCATCAAGATTAATATTGACATTCACTTCTGTTTTATTGTCATCAGGGCAAATCAATTTTACATCTAAATCTTCACCAACTGATTTACCACGAATATTTAAAAACAAATATTCAATATCAAATGTGGGGAGTGTTTCAACTTTGATTCCTTTTGTAAGAACACATGCACGAATAACAGCTTTGATCGCATTTGTTATCTGTTTAGTATCTTCACTCTCAAGGGCGATAACAAGAAGTTTTTCCTCCTTTACAAGAAATGGTCTATAAGTGATTGTTTTTCCTGTTGATGGTAATTCAAGTTCATAACTTGGAGTCGCAATTTTTGGTAACGGCATAATGTTATTATTCAGTAAGTTTATTTAGCACCTATCTTCCAAGGGCATTTAGGAATCTAGGAATGACACCTCTTGGTCTATCCTCAATAAAGTATCTTGAGTAGGCCATCTGTACGGTGCATTTTAATACTTGTGATGCATCATAAGAAACTGGCATCGAATTAATTGCAAGCGGAAAACAATTTACAAATTTGTATGTAAGAATCTTTGTTTGCCTTCTTGAATCAAGATTTTTTTCAAACTTTGTTATTTCTAAGTTGCCTTTATACTCTCTAGGAAATTGAACACGATATGAAAAAGTTTCATTTTTTACATTGTTATCACCTGCTGAAGTCATGTTTGTTATATAATTCATCCATGCTTCAAAAAATCTGACTGGGAGATATTGATCAGCGTCACAATAAAAAGTTAAGTTTATAACATCATCGTAAGTTCTACGGTAAACGTGTCTCTCTCTTACTCCGGGAATATTATTATTTAATTCTGCAGTAGCAAATCTTGATCCGGGAAGTGATGCCTCTGAACATAATATATTTAATCTTCCTTGATCTAAATTAAGACCTAACTCTCTTTTATAACGATTAAATTCATTTGATAAAAAAGAAATACTCACCTGAAAATGAGAAGTCGTCGCTGGATTAAGGAGTTGAGCCTTAACCATCGATATCGATTTTCGCTGTGGTGGGATGATAGCCATTTATAAATATAGATTGACCTTGTATATTATGTAGGCAAGTTATGGGCGAGAGTATCAAAAGTAAGTATACTCCTGTGTATCCACACAAGTATAAAGGTAACTCGAAGATGATCGTATGCCGTAGTAGTTGGGAGAGAAAGTTTTGTCAGTGGTGTGATATGAATAATAGTATTATATCATGGGCATCAGAGGAGTTCAGCATACCATATGTTTCACCAAAAGATAATCGTGTTCATAAATATTACCCAGACTACTTAATAAAAGTGAAAGAGAAGAATGATATGATTAAAACTTATGTGGTCGAAGTCAAACCATATAAACAAACAAGACCTCCTAAACAAAGAAGTCGCAAAACAAAATCATATCTTACTGAGTGTGTTACTTATGCTGTTAATCAGGCAAAGTGGAAAGCTGCGAAAGAGTTTTGTGAAGATCATCGTATTGAATTTAAAGTAGTTACAGAGAAAGAACTTGGAATCCGATGAGCAGACTCGAAGGTAATGACATAAACAATCCAACGAATGATCAGGAAGATATGATGATAGAGATCATGTCACTTTTAAATGATACTGTTACACCAGTTCCTGATGTCGGAAACTTTTATACCTTTGTATATAATCCAAAAACTCCAAACATCACATATGACCAACATCCACTCATAGCATGCACTGATATTTTTGGTTGGGGTTTCCGTGGGTTAAATTTTCACTGGCAAAAGTATCGTAACTACACATGGAATGAACTAGCGGGTCAATTATACGAGGTGCAACCAAATGAACTTGATGATCTTCTTGCAATTCCTTATGCTAAGTTCCTAAATAACTAAAAAGGTCGATAATGACAATAACAAATCAAGTAAATCCAATAGGAACAACTCATACGAGTAAAAAAAGTCAAATTATTGTACCAAAAGAGGGTATAACTGGTCTTGAGAGTAAAACAAAAGAAAAAATATATACAGCAGTTACTCTTACTAGAAGTAGTATTAATCCACCAAAATATAGACAACAAATAATTCAATATAATGATGCAAAAAGTAAATCTTATTCAGTAATAGCCACTAAAAATGAAGACACAGGCGAATTCGATTTTATTGATAATAATGTTGATTTTAAAAATACAGATCAAGATGCATTCAAAAAATTAGTGGTGGATCAGACAAAAACACAAAAAAAAGATGCAGAAAAACAAATAAAAAATAAAGTAAATCAAGATAAAAAAGCTATTAATAAAAATGAAGCAGATTCAAATACAACTGATTCAACAAACTCAAACAAAAAACAAGGTAGACAAGGAATAGCAAGATCAAATTATGGAGTATTACATTACCCAGCTTTTATTGAAAGAAGTGAACAAGATAAATTAAAAATTACTATCCTTGAATTTTCAACAAGATTTCGTGGTGCAAAAATTCCTAAAAGTAAATTAAAATCAAATAGAAGACCTCCAGAACCAGATCGTTCAAAATATAGTGGTTCTCGTTCAAGATTTTATCACCGCGATAGAAGAGCATATGAAAAAAAATATGGCAAAAATACTGATAAAAATCGAGTAAACGTTGGGGATAGTAATGATTCTAGACTAAGTTTAGACAATAGAAGTCGAATCGAAGCAAATAAAAGAACCGTTGGTCACATTACTTTACCCATTCCTGATGGCGTATCAGATCAAAACCAAGTAGATTTTACGAACGGAACATTAAACCCACTTCAAGTTGCTGGAGCAGAAACTGCGTTAAAGTTTTTTCTAGGTGGTGGGGCAAATGATAAAGCAGGTGAAAATGCTGCTAAAGCTTTTGATCAGGCAATTACAGACCCAAATCTTAAAAGTGCAGTAAGTGCGATTATAACTGGAAGTGTTTTCGGGTTGAATGCAAATGAATTGTTAGCGAGAACAGAGGGAAATGTTCTAAACAATAACTTGGAATTATTATTTAAAGGGCCAACACTAAGACCATTTAACTTTAGTTTTAATCTTAGTGCAAGAGATACCTCTGAATCTCGAATGATAAAAAAAATAATAAGGGCATTCAAACAATCAAGTGCTGTACAAAAAACTCCGGGTGGTCTTTTTCTCCATGCTCCAAACACATACAAATTAGAATTTATTAATGGAAAAACTAATAAAAAGCATGAATTTTTACCAAGAGTTAAAGAGTGTGCTCTTCTTGGTGTCACCATGAATTACATGCCAGAAAATACTTACATGACCTATGATGACACATCAATGGTTTCATATAATATGCGATTACAATTTAAAGAGTTAGAACCTGTATTTAATGATGATTATGATAAAGAAGATCAACAAGACACTGGTGTAAGAAGAGGTAGCATTGCTGCTGCTGACATAAATCAACAAAGTAGTGATATTAATTCAATAGGTTTCTAAGATGTCAAATCCTTATTTCCGTAACTTACCAGAATTTGAATATGTCAATCGCACCAAAGATGGACGTAATGAAGGTGACTATAGTGTTGTCAAAAATTTTTTTAAGAGAGGTAAATTAAGAGAGGATATATTTCAAGACCTGACTTTTTTTACAAAGTTTACCGTTGAGGGAGATGATCGACCAGATATTGTTGCAACAAAAGTTTATGATGATCCAACTCTTGATTGGGTTGTCTTGATGGCAAACAATATCGTAAATGTACAAAGTGAATGGCCCATGTCGCAAACAGATTTTCATACTTATGTTACAAATAAGTATGATGAGGAAACATTATACTCAGGAATACATCATTATGAATCTAGAGAAGTGAAGACAACTGATAATTCCATAATTATACCGGCAGGGCAAAGAGTTGGTGTCGCACAAAGTGTTTCTTATTATGATGATGCATTAGGTCAACATGTAAGAGCAACAGATGTCGCATTACCTGTAACAAATTTTACACACGAAGAGAGATTAAATAACGATAAGAGAAATATATTTGTTCTAAAAGCATCATATCTTAATATCGTATTTGATGATCTTGAGGAAATTATGGAATATAAAAAAGGTTCCACCCAATATGTGAGTGAAACCTTAGTGCAAGGAGATAATATCAGACTATTTGATTAACTATCTGCTAGTTTTTGAAAGTATGATAGTGCATCATCTTCATCAGAGTCAACTGTTGTAGTTTCC